CTTCGTGTAGTTGCGCACTATTCTGGCGCATCTCAGCATAATCTTTATAATAGAGATCGTTAAGAGCTTTCCGCTCTGCAATGGTTCGATTATATCTACCCTCTGCAAGATCATTCTCTAGTTTTATTTGCTCACGCTCATCTTTACGTTGAGCTAAGTCTAATTTATCAAGCTGTGTTTGTAGTTTTTTATCTTCAAGTAACGTTCCTTGGACAGCATTTCTTCTATCTTGTATATGCTTTGAAACTTGCATATACTGTTGTTCTGTAAGGTTAGAATTTGCCAATCTATCTTCTAATGCTGCTATATCATTTAGTTCGTCTGTAATTGCTATCTTATCATCACGTGTCATTTTGCCGTCTCTAGGCATGTCTCGTTGCTGCGTAACAGCTTCTTCTACATCTCTTAGTTGTCCCTCAGGCATTTGAGCTAATGCTTGTTGCTCCATTCCTAATGCTTCTGGTGTAAAACCATAACGCTCTTGTGGTTGCTGTTGTTGTTGTTGCATGCCAGCTTGAGGGCCACGCATAACTCTCTGAAATTCTGATGCACCCAAACCTTGCATCATCTGTGGCAACTGGGCAGAAGGAATTTGGGCATATTGTGACAATTGTTCTTCTGGCATGTTTGGATAACGAGCTTGTAATATTCTTTTATTAGCGTCAAATTCCCTTCTTGTTCTATCTTGTTCTAGTTTAGCTCCAAGATAACCTCCAAGAATCTGACTCAGTGTTCCCCCTAGCATTCCAATAGCTTGGCCTCCGGGGGTAAAATTCTGGAAATTTTGATCATAAGCCATTATTTTACTCCTAAGTTATACTTACATCATAATCGCTACTAGTTAATCTAGTCGGCGAGGTAGCTACTGGATTTACTTGTATCGGCGCAGGTTGATTAAGCGCCTGCATAATTCTTGATTGAACGAACGGGGTTGTTGCTTGCTGCACTGCTCCTGCCGTAGCCATTAATGCTTCTGCAGCACCTGGTTGTTGAGGAATTCGCTCCAACGGCATCTGTAATCTTACTTGCTGACCAGACAGTGCTTCTGCTTGTGCAAGTTGATTTCTTTGCGCCTGCATTCTTGCACGTTCAACCATCTCTCTACCTCTAAGCCCTTCACGCCTTACAGCTCTGCCAAATGCCTGCTCTTGCTGTTGTCCAGTTAACCTACTAAGAGCTTCTTGTGTCGCTCTGTTGACTTCAATACCGGCTTTTCGTTGTGCTAATGCTTGGCGTTTACCTCTAATGGCTGATTGTTTTATTTCTTGTGATGCTAATTGAGGTCCTATAGCTGCAAGCATTTGCGCATCTAATCCCCTTGCAAACATTTCTGCAGGCAATGGTCGCCCCATATATCGTTCCGCTTGCTGCTGCAATGCCGGAACAAAACCTGCAAGTACAGGATTTATTGCCATTCCAGCTAAATCACCTTGAGGAGTATATTGAGGTTCTTGTGGAAATATCCCTAATCGCTGCCCTAATCCTCGAGCACCTCTACCTAAAAGCCTTCCTAAGCCTAATTCGCGTCCTAAATCAATAGCAGCTTCGCCGATCTCTAACCCTGATCTTATTTGCTCAGCTCTTCCTGGCTGCCCTAGCCATTCTCCTGCTGTTCTTACACCACTACCAAGTCTTTGCCTAAGTCTTCCAACTCTACCTTGCGGAGCTCTTCTTCTAAATAATCCAAACCCTGTTCTTAGTGTTGATCTTGGATCCTCTCCTGATATAAGTCCTGCAAGCCCTCGCGTTCCACCTCTAAGCCATCCGGCACGTGTACCAGATATTAATCTTCCCAATTTCGCCAACTCAGGCTCAGGCCTAGATAATCTACTTAACGCAGTTCCTAAACCAAGTCCTCCCAATGCTCCTGCGGCGCCACCAGCAACGGTTCCAAGGCCTGGACCCCCTAGGGCTGTTCCTATAATCTGTCCTAGTGAAGCTCCTCCTTGTGTACCATATGGAGCAAGTGCAGCAGCTGCTCTCTGTGCTGTAGTTCTTTCTGGACGCATTCTATTAATAAGCTCATCATATGCTCTTAACCGTGGGCTTTGTGGACGCCCAACGCCAAATCTTGGAATTTCAGGAGCACCTCGCTCATATGCTTGTTGTCCAATATTAATTAATTCTTGAGCTATAGGCCTAATTAACTCTGGCTGTTGCGTTGGCTGATCTTCTTTTGCAGCTGGCTTATCTGGATCACGTGGTTCATCTGGAGGAGTAGGAGGAGGAGTAGCTTGTCCAATTAAATTTCTTAACTGATCAGCAACAACTTGTGATGCAGGTTGTGGTCCAGCAGGCGTGATACCTGCCTGAGGTTCCGCACCTGGTCGTTGCCCCAACTGTACATCTCTATATGCAGGCTGATCTAATAAACCCTCTATCTGCGATCTTACTGCTTCTTCTTGCTCAGGAGTCTTTAATGTCTCTTGGCGTCTCATGCTTACAGCCTGATTAAAAAGATCTACTCCTTGATCACCTATAACACGTTTGGCTGGCTCAAATGTTTTACCCTCAAAAGTTTTCAGATAATCGTTATGAGCTCGTATCTCTCTCTTAGTTTTAGGATCATTATTAATAACGTTTCTTAATTCATCGTCATTAAGTTTATGCTTAGCTCTCCAATCTTTAAAATCATCATAAGTAGCAGTTGCTTCCATCCTGTCTGTTGCATCATTTAAAGATTTTAATGCTATATCTGCAAAAGATCCGGTACCTCCTGCCGCTATATTTTGCTTCTTTGCTTTCTCAAAATCTTTACGAATACCACTTATAATTTTTTTCACAACTGCTTTTGATTTTTTGGACATACCTTTCTTCTTTGTTTTAGCCATTATATACCTCCTTGTTGTTGAGGAACTCTCTGTGCAGTATATGCAGGTTGCTGTCCTATCTGGAACTGTCGAGTTGCTTGTTGTTGCTGCTCAGCACCCAATATATTTGCAAGTCCTGCTTCGCCTATATTTTGCTGCATTTGATCAAGATAATCAGCACGCACACCTTGTTGCTGCTGTTGTCTAATTTGGTTTAAGTAGTTAGTAAGTGCTGTATTAGCTTCTTCACGCTGCAAGCCTAAATTACCAGCTTCTAACTGCGCAAGTGCATTTCTTGTGGCAAAATCACCCAATAGCTGTGCTCTTGATTGTGCAAGTCCTGTCATTCTATTGCGTAATGCTTCTTGCATCATTCCAAGGTGCCCCGATCCTGTTCCTAATGGATTTCTTGCAGGTCCACGACGCACACCTATCTGCGCTATATCTCTCTGATATCCGGATCTTGCAGATTGATCCATGGCACCAAGCAAGCCTGATAATCCTCGAGCATATTGTGGTGTAGGTGCTGTACCAACCGTTGTTGGCAATCCTGCAGTTATATCTCCTGGTTGCTGCATTTGAGCCATTCTTGGACTAAATACATCCTGTATTGGACGCATGGACTGCAAAGCTCTAGATAAACTTTGCCTTCTAAGTTGATGTTGCTCTGGTGTAATACCAACTTGTTTTAATATTTGTTGCTTTCGGAATCCAGCAGGATCTCGCCACTCCTTAAATTTACGAACTCCTGAACCTGCCTGCCTTAAAAGCCAGGGAGCTGCCATTATTGCTGCAGGTATCGCATATGGCGCCGCATATGAAGCGGCTGTACCTAATGCTGCTAATAAAGCCATAATACTTTCTCCTATCTATGATATATATATCAATGAACTGTTCACATAAATCTTAGTAGCAATAATAAAAAACTTAGAGGAAAATTATGGCACAAGAGATTTTAATCGCTAGTAAAGTTGCTTACTCACAAGACGACAAGCAATTATTACGTAATGTTTATAGAAGAGTTAATGATCTCGTATATATAATTAATACGAAAGATACTGGCATATATAATGATGAAGAATTTTTCACATCTCAGCAATGGTATGTTGATAAAGCTGTAGGAAATCAGGAAATAATACATCGCAAGGTAATTGATTGCGGTGCGCTTCCTAACTCTGCAATAAAACTTGTTCCGCATAATTTAAATCCAGGTGGAACCATAGATAATACATGGAGCTTTATAAAGATTTATGGAGTTGCTAAAGATCCAGGGACTCCTCAATGGATACCACTTGCTCATCCAGACATTATACTTCTTGTTAACAATACTAATATAGTGATTACAACTACAGCGAATTTAAGCGCTTATACAGATACTAAAGTAATTATTGAGTATCTTAAACCTTAGAAATGTACTGCTGGTGTTACATGTAGCATAATTGCATTGATAGTAAGCTCCTGATATGGAAGTTCTTCATCTAATAATTCATCTTCACTAAACACTATAAAGACTCCAATACTCTCACCAGTTGATTGAGTATATACATCATGCCATAAATTTTGCTGGCTTGCTTCAGTGGGAACCAATGCATAAGCGCCGGTATCTAACTTTCTATCTCCTAAATAAAAATTAAAATCTACTTCCTCAAAAGTAGCAGAATTAGGAGTTGCAATTACACTAATTTGCCCATTAGTTGTCGTGCGTTTAACGTTGAATGAAATCTTATTTATAGATGTACCATGTCCAGCACTCATATATGGATTAAATGATTTTGTCCAAATACCAATATTATCTATCTTTGCTAACGTTCCATCTCCAAGATAGTTTGCTACTACTAAATTACCATTATCAGTTATTCGAATTGTATCTACATCAACTACTGTTATACGATATGCCCCATTAAAGTTTGCAAGCAAAGAATTTTCAACTCTTACATACACATTAGCAAGTTGGTGATTATATACTTTAAGATCTACGTTATTAGCATCAAATCTAGCCATACTAATAATACTTTGAGACGAATCATTTATATATAAGCCTGGATTAAAGATATGTGTATAGCCCTTATGGTTTCCAGCCATCGGAATCGGTTGCACGAATGTACCTCCTGCTGAATTATATAAAGTTCCCATTGTAGTATATAAATCCAATATAGAGCTGAATGTATTGTTTCTATAGTTATAAACTAATAAACTATTTGGATAAGAATTTTCAGATGTGTTAGACGTTAAAATATATATTAATTCTTCAGAAGAATCTTTATAGATTGTTCCAAATCTATACTCATATAAATCATAAAAATCATCTAAAGTAGTGCTTGCTTTGTTTACATTCCGACCGTCGTAAAAATATATGCCATTGTTATTTGCAAACATAAGCATATTATTAACTTCAACAACTTCTCGAGATGCACTTCCATGCGTATCATCTACAAGTGCAAGTTGGAACGGTTCAATATAGTTTCCAGTAGGAAGCAACTCATATATTGAATCTTCTGTAAAGACTATCAATCTTCCATCAAGAATTTCTGCACATTGAATATATTCACCCGCAGGAAGATCAATAAACCCACCACGAGTAGTAATATCTGGAGGAGAATAGAAAGAATCTGCAGATATCGCATCTTGATAAGCACTATATCTAATACGATTGACATGTTCAATTTGATCAGTTACAAGACCTTCACGCTCAACAAGATTCATTAACAATAAACGTCCCTGAAAATCTATAACATATCGCGCGCGTCTTATATTATAGTTTGCCACAGCGCTCGTAGCAGGGGCAAAGTTTGTAAATGTTGGAGTTGTCGAACTATAATAACGCAGACCATTATCCTGATAATTAGTTATAAATAATGCTGGCTCACCAGATACACCACTCTTAAAGTTAATCCAAGTTATACGATCTTGAACTGTAGATGAAAATAAGCCGCCACCTCCTACAATTCTTTCCCAACCATTAAGTGTCGTATTATATACATAGGCGAATTGTAAATCAAAGGCAAATTCTACGTTAGTGCCTGCTTGTTCATAATATGTTGCAAAACCAATAACAGGTGTGGATGGATAATAATAAACATCTGTGAATGGATCAGTACCTGTAATTGTTACTAAACCTGTCCCAGTATTAAATGTTCCTGTAGCTCCTACTGGTGAAACGCTCATTGCTCCATTGGCCTGATAGACTGTAAATACAGTATCATCGACTGAGAATTGTTGTCCAACTTCTGGGTTTCCAGGAACAATTGTTCCCGCCAGATTTCCTGCACCATCTGTTGTGCCAATATCAATTCGGAGTCTTGAAGAGAAACCTCTATTATCTGTATCATCTAGCATGGAAGCACCAGGTCTACGCTTAATTTTTCCTTCATAAATAATCATATTTATTAATCTTTTAAATGCATCATTTGGAAGTAAAAAATCTACAAGATCTGCCTTTAAACCATGCTTGAACGGTGCTATAAGTATCTTATCCATGATTCACTCCTAAAAGTTACCAAAGTAGAACCATGAGTTAGTAAGGTTCTCAGCTCCTGTAAAGATTGTCGATGTTCT